CTCGACCATCAAGCGCACGACAAATCGCAGAAGTTCGTGTGTCAAGCGTGGCAACGTAACGATATTTCTTCGTCACGTCTTGATTCGCTTCGTAAACCTGCTGCGACGCAGCATTGCTTACCTGATTGACACTTGTACGAACAATGGTCACAATTTGATGATTTGCCATCTTCGTCAGCTCACCACCAGCAAGTTGCAACTGTTTAACCGACTGAGCCGGTTGCCCAAATTCAAGTCGGCCCTTTAAGCGTCGTGCAATTTCAGGCGTAGGCTCACCCGTCAGCAATCCTTGCCGCACAATCTGGCCGAAACGCTCAGCCTGACTTTCGGCTAAACCACGAAAAGCTTTCTGAACAACCTTGCCGTTTGGCAGCGTAACGGTTGCGCCTTGTGCTGCCGTCAAACTAAATGTCTGCGGTGCGCCTTGCACTGCAGCAACAAGGTCATCAGACAATGCAACAACATTGATCTGCGTAGGATCTGTCGTAACAACAGCTTGCGCAAACTGCGGCGAAATCTCCACCGTATTGACAAGGCTACGACTTTCAGCAGGTAAAACCTTACGAAGCTGCTCTTCTACAAATTCAGACTGCAGTTCAGCTAAACCTTGCAACTCAGGCACCATAATCTCCGTCGAATCACCAGCCCAGGTGTCCAGCGACTCTTTTAGCTGTGCAAGAATTGACCTTAGCCTTGCTGCTTTGAATGAATCACCAAGATCCTCAATTGCACGAAGCTGAGCAACACTATCCAAAATAATATCGTTGTAAGCATTGATGATCCGCCGTGCAACGCTGTTGCTATAGCGATTAAGATCAATCGCGTTTCGATATAAACTTGCCGGTGTTGTCATTCATCAAAGAAGCCTAAAAGCTCCGGTTCAATATCTGTCAAAATAGAAACGTCGGCACCACCTTTTAACGCTTGGGCGACAATCATTGAAAACTCAGGAATCATATCTTCTTCGTCTTGGTCTTCGTAAATCAGCTTAATCTCATCGATTGATTCAATACCGTATTCGCTAAACCAAGATAACCTTACGACAGCAAACGTATCTTCAGGCAATTCACGCTTACTAACGTACAACATGCGCTGACGCTCAATCTCATGATCCATCCTGAGCAGTCTCCGCAACCATTTCATCATGCCGGGATTTGATCCTCTTGTTCAGGTTCTGCTGAAACCTCAGGCATAGACGAAGATGCTTCAGGCTCAGGCCGTTGCATCTCAATCAAACCGCCGTTTTGAGTTGCCTCAAGTTCAGCCTCAACTTCAAAATCATCGCCCAACACTTCGCCTTCGGCAAGCTGATTTAACAATGTCTCTTGAGTGATGGTGCCTGCGGTGTAAAGCTGCAGCAATGATTGAATTTCTTGTGGCTCAAGCCGAGCACCAAGAAAATCACGATTAACAAAGCTGCTGCCAACCTGAGATTCTTGCAGATAATCTGCGTGATACTGCAAACAATTATCAATCATGTCTTGCATATTTTGAGCGATCACCATCATGGTTGAATCACCTTGGCTGCGATCAATACGCTTAGCCTCTGCAGTTTCAGCGCTTAGCTTTTGGCCTAAGACAGCCGACAATCCAAGCTCATTGATCTGTCCTGCAATTTGCTCCAGTCGCTTAAATTGGGCGTCATAGCTCTTTCCGCCTGGCTCGATGTACTCCGCCCGTCCGTCGGCGGGAAAGGCGATCGCTTCTCCGGGACCAGCGCTAACTTCTTCTGCAGCAGATGGGAAACCATAAAACGCAAGCATCGGGACAGCCGAAATATGTAGCTGATTATCAAGGTCAGATTGAACCTGATAAGCCTTAAGATTCAGCTCCGCAATATCTTCCATCGGTGGACGTGATTCCATCACGTTGACGCGATTGCTGTAAGCAACGGTAAACGGAATATAGTCAAGGCTTGTTGTGCCTTCTTCAATTTTCTTCAGCTCGCCTTTAGTGTCACGCTGGTGAATCTCAAAACCACCAGGCGTTAACACTCGCACCTGTTCAACCTCTTTTTCGCCATATTCACCATCAGGCTGAATAACCTTCTCAAGCAAACGAAGCTGTATAAGCTTTTGAGCGCCATCAACAAGTTCAGTGCGCCAGCCTAAAATCTCACGCGGTGTATAAGTTACCCAATACGGTCTGCCGTTGCTCCCAGCAGCAGGAGCATCGACCAACACACCCACATGGCCATAACGTATGCAGCGACGAGCTGTTTCATAACACCAGACGTTAAGATCGTTGCCTTGTAGGTCTACATCAAACAACTGCTCACGGATGGTGTCTGAGACATCATTTAGCCTCACAGGTTTGCGAGTCAACATACCTGCAAGCATTCGTTCAAGCCGCACAAAATAAGGCGGACAAGTAGAACGCGCTAGACGATTGTCATAAGCTTCGTCTAGTTCTCGCGGTTCTTGCGGCAGGTAACGCCGATGCTTACGGCGCATCTCATAGCTACCGCCTTGCAAATCTTCAATCAGGATCCAATGTGGCTCTTGATTTACCCAAGCTGCATTTGGATCGTTGACCTGTGAGACTTTTGCCGCACGCTGACGGTCATAAAAGTTGTAACCGGAGTACACGGCGCAATCTCACAGGTCTATAGCGACAGTTTAAGCCGCTGCGGTAGCAGCAGTCAGTTGCACGCTATTTCGACCAAGTTTAATTTCAAACTCTTGGCCAGGTTCAAACCCAAGTTCCTTGATGTAAGCACTGCCTACCAAAAGGTTGCCGTTGCCTTGCACTTTGGTTTTGTGCGTAAGCTTGCGGCCCATCTTTTTAGGCTTTTTTAGGTCAACGCCTTTGGCCATCAGCAACGCTTCATAAAAAGCGGTGTAGTTGAGCGATTCGTTGCCTTCAGCAGTAACGCTGATGTAGCCGCATTCACGGACAAGCTCAGAACGTGGGACATCACCGAGCTGGCGGCATTTTTTGAGTAGTTCAGTGCCTTCGAGCATGTTCAAAACAATAGAACATGCCCAAGGTACTAAAAGATTCAACCGTTGTCTAGTGTTTTGTCGATGGTGATTTTTGCCTTGCCATCAGCGTCGATTTTGATGACCTGATGCTTGCGTGGTTCGCCGTGCTTTGACTTGAGCAGGCGGCCTACGGCAGTGACTTTAGGCTTCATCGTCATCCTCTGCGCCCATTTCTTCAATCAGCTCAGCTTTCATAATTTCAAGCGCGCCGATCATTTCAATGTAAGAAAGCTCAGACTCTGCGAGAAGAGTCGTGAGCTTGTCAAAAAATGAATCCATAAAATTACTGGATGAAATTAAATGCTAAACCGACTTTTGTCCTCTGTAAAGGGCTTGCCACCATTCACTGAAATTGTTACCGTTTTTTTGTTTACTCGCAAAACCTTCACTTGACCGTAAAGGATTGAGTTGACGGTATCTCCTTTTTTGATTTTTTTAGCGTCAAATGCATCGCGCCTTGACTGTTGACGACTAGCAGCAGCACCTTTAGTGGTTTTCGACATCCGCTCAAGGTTGTTTGCCTTGCTGCGAAGCGCCTTTGCTCTTTCCTGCTCTCTAAAAGACTTTTCAAGTCCTGCACGGGCTTTGTCACGCTGTTTACCTAAGCCAGGCTGGGTCCAAAAAGCAGTGTCACCGACTCGACGATTTGCGTCACGCAAGCGCTTTGCATTTGCTTCCGCTCGATCAGCTTGTGCTCTGCGTTTTTCTGCAGCTGCCGCCCATTTTTGCTTTTGGCGTGAGGCTGTAGGGGCGGCGTTTACTTGCTGCTGTGCTGCAGTCAGCTTTTCGCTTCTCTTGATGCGATCCCTTAAAACTTGTGGATCTTGCGTTCTTGTTAATCGTGAAGTGGTTTTGTATGAAGGGCTGATCTTACCGCTATAGATGTCACGAGCACGCTTAGCAACAGACGCAGTGCGGGAACCCTTGGCTGTCGCCCCTTGTTTATCAAAACGGTCATAAGCCCGCCTCTCGTTGGCGACTGCCCGCTTAAGTCGTGCCGTCTGCTTTGCCTGCTGTTTCGCTTTAGGTGAATCAGCCGCTGCTTTTGGCAACGATGTGGAGCGTCGGCGCTGCATGTTCCGAACAGAGGCAGCAGCCGTGTTTGCCTGCCTGCGTTCTGCTGCACTGGCGCCTTTAAGGTCAGCGCCCATGCTGCGAGCCTTGCTGGTTGCTGCTTTATAGCGGCGCTTAGCAGGATTATTTGGGGTTTTATTTGTCTTGGCGCTAGGGGCAGGCTTAGGGGCAGACTTAGGGGCAGACTTAGGTTTAATCGTGCCTGGCTTAAGCCCTTTAGGCTTGCCAATCGTTCCAGAGACACCGCCACTGCTGGCCTTTATCGTCTGCGTTTCGCGCTTCTTGCCGCTTGCAGTCTTCAACCTGCCGCCACGGGCTGTAGCACCAGAACCTTTAGACGCAAAGCGCCCACGGTTATCGCGAACGTAACGGCGTGCCATAACACCAGGGCGGCAATCTCAATAGATTCTAATGCCGGTGCCACGTCCAGACCTTGCGTGCAATGGGTTGAACAACCGCCAGATCGCATAGCCAAGCGCGTCATTCATGTGGTCGTATCCTGCATCCTTATCAGGATCGCCTTTTTCTGTATAACTTTGAAGCTCTAAGCATTCAATCGTACGCTTACAGTTTTTCGTAACCTGCAGCCTTACTTGTCCTTTCCCATTTTCCAACACAGCTTGAACAGCAGCCACCCGATCACGGACGGCAGGATTTGATCTACCGGATTGATTGCTGAAGCCATAGGTCTCCAAGATTTGAATATCGGTTTGCGCGGCGTTCGTGCTTCGGTTTCCGCCTGATGCGTCAGGGTAGACATAGATTCGACGGTCGGAATATCGTCGTTTGATTTCTTGCGCAAGGGTATCGGTGTCATGGCTACCACTCACTTCGTCAATAACAACAAACTTGTCATTCAGTCTTACACCAATCACGGCTGACATATTGCCAACGTTGAAGTCAACGCCAACGTGAATAGGTTCATCACCTGTAGAAACGCTGTCTATGACGTGCTTTTGACGGTCAAACCTGTCGTAAACCTGGCCAGTGTTTAGGTTTACAAACTCACCGTCAAGGTAAGCCTTCAGCAAACTTGGATCGTAATTAGCCTTCAAGCGTTCGACGAAATCATCTGGCAGATGTGGGTTATCCGTCGTCTTCATTTTGATCAGCTTGCGATCATCACGCGCAAGTGCATCAGGGCTGCCAAACTCGTTGTAAAGCCATTTAAAGCCTTCTGGCGTGGATGCAGCGGCAAACTGCCTTACTACACCGGAGCGAAGACGACCAAGAATCTTAGGAAACGCCTTTGATGCGACAGAGTAATTTACGGTATCGATCTCATCACTGATGCAAAATGCCAAGTTTAAACCGATGATGCGCTGGAAGTTCTCAAAGCTACGGCACAAAATCTTTGTATCACCCTTCGGTAAATGCAGCACATATTCTGGCAGTGGTGATGCTCTAAAGGTATAAGGTATTTCGTACGCTTCAAGGTAATTATCAAAGTCCGTCAACCAGATGTCTCTGATTAGCGGTCCTGTCGGCTCCATAACACAGCCCACATAGCCTTGATTAGCAATTGCGAGTGATACAGCTTTACTGCAAAGGCTTCGCGTTTTGCCTGCACCGTAACCTGCAGAGATTGCCAAAATCTGACTGGTTTCATCATCGACAAAAGCAAGCTGACCAGGATGCAAGTCTGCTTTCATCTGAGCCAATAGCGCATCAGTGTCTAAACCCGACGCATCGCCCAGGACGTGACCAATCGGAGCGTGGTCAAGAATGCTCAACGGTCAAACGCCTCGTAAGACTTACGTAAGCAAGCCTCACGGAGCTGCCCACGCTTCTCATCGATTAGGTGCATACTTCTGACGTGACAATGCGCTGAAACGCCTTCTACCGTCATCCAGACGCGGTACATATCAGTCTCAGGCAAGTGCTCATACCAGAACTTTTCGTCAGTCACGAACACAGTTGAGCCAGTTTGGCAGCGGTGTTAATCGCTCCTAAGGCTATGTGATATTGACCAGCACGCCTTGCTTCCATTTGCAATGTTGAGCACTGTGACAGCAAATCAGCGATCATCTGCGGACGTTCGATGTCCCAATCAGCTTTTAGCTGATCACGGGCCATTTTGAGGTAACGGTCGCAGGAACTGGCTTTGACCCCCCAATTTTCTTCTGCGTAGCGAAGGCAGTCAGAGCGGCGACCACCGTTGGCGATGATGCGTGCGAAGCGTTTTGAGCGTTCGACTGCTTGGCCTTGGTAAGAGTTACGAGCTGCCATCAGATGTCAAGAGCCTCCTGATCAAAGTGTGCCTCGGA